TTTCGTTCACAAAAAGAGAGGAACTTGGAGTTGCATCAGGAACAATATCGAATGAGGCAACAACAGGAATACTTGGAGCAGGAACAGATGAAAACTCATTTGTCTCAGCAACACCAAGCACTAATTGATGCGGTACCGGAGTGGCAAGACCAAAAGGTGATGCAACAAGAGAAAGCTCAAATCAGAGATTACGCCGTCAATACTCTCGGTTATTCTGCTGAAGAAATTTCTCAAGTGTATGATGCTAGGGCCGTTCAGGCTCTGAGGCATGGAATGATTGCAAGCGGATTAAAAAACAGAGGTAAGGTAAAACTTAAATCTAAATCCCCAGCAATTAGAGCGTTAACACCAGGTTCGGCCCCGGAGCAACCCAGGAAGCAAACTTCTATTCATAAAGCTAAAATTCGGTTAGCTAAAACAGGCAAGATGTCTGATGCTGCTGAATATTTCAAACAACTGTTATAATCTGTAATAAACTGAAATAAAAGGAAATATATGGCAAAAATTACCAATGCATTTGATTCGTACGAAGCCGTAGGGCAACGTGAGGATCTTTCGGAAGTGATCTGAGATATTTGGATCGTAACCGGGTGAACTGCTGGGACATCTTACCAGGTAAGGCTGGAGACAATCAGCATCCAAGACTGCGAAAGTGCAAATAGTAGCAGTAAGGTTCAACGACTAGAGGGTGAGTAGCACAAACGATAACCCCTCCACGAGCGCCCGGCACCTTAAATGGTGATGATGTAGTCTGAGCAATATAGAAATATATTGAAGTAGTAATTAAAAAAGCTACGATAACAACACTGATAATATAAGCCCGGAAGAAACCCCATTTGTCTCAATGGCAGGGAAACGAAGTGTATCTAATACACTTTTTGAGCATCAGACTGGAAGTTTACCAAGTATTGATGTGACCGGAAGGGTTGAAGGAGAAACTATAGCAGCCCTAGCTCCGCAAAACACTGTTAGAAATTCTAACCAGTGTCAAATTCTGAGGAGATCAGCAGCAGTAACTGGAACTCAGGCAGCAATGGACAGAGCGGGCGTAAATGATGCACTCAGTCATCAACTCAGTATCATGAGCAGAGCATTAAAACGCGATGTCGAAAAGCTGATGTTGGGTAACTCAATTGTTAATACTGGGTCAAGTGCTTCAGCAGGAACTGCTCGCACAACCGCCGGGATATTAGCAAAATTATCAACTAACATTGATAAGCACAGTGGTGGTACAAACCCGACAGCAGCCCAGGCAGCAATCGGATCAACCGCAAGAACAGATTCATCTACTGCCAGAGCATTTACGGAAGTATTGCTGAAAGCAGTTTTGAAACTCTGTTATGACAATTCGGGAGATAGTCCAACACAAATCCTGATGAGTTCAAAAAATAAACAATTGGCGAGTGCATTTTCAGGACGAGCATCTGCAACTCAGGTTGTAGCATTACCTTCAAAAGCGGAGGAAGTGAACGCTAACGTGAGTATCTATATTGGCGATTTCGGCTCATATGCTATTCAAGCAGATCGTTTCATCCGGGGTGATAAAGATGTGTTGGTCCTTAACCCAGAGTACGTGAAAATTGCGCAACTCCGGGCTTTTGAGACACAATCCATTGGGGTGACAGGCGATTCTCTTGGAAAATATATTGTATGGGAGGGAGGCCTCCAGGTGGATAATGAATTAGCTCATGGCTTAGTTGCCGACTGTAGTTAACTGATATTATTAGCCTTTTATATGGTTATCAACTCAAGTTAACCTTAAACTACCCCTCCTCCGGGGGGGGTACCAACCAATTTTCTGGAGAGAAGAATGGAATTACTTGCCGAAAGCAACCACGATTTTATCAAATGAATTTGGAGTAGAAACTGCAGTTCATACTGAAGATGGTGATGGGACATTCCATATCACCAAGAAACAAGATGTTGCACCTACCTTAGACTACGCCAAATATTTACGAGAACAACCTGTTGACAGGAAGAATGAAGTCAGACATGTTGCAGAAATCCCCCCAGTATTAGCAGCAAAACTTTACAGAGATGAGATACTTGGTCCAAAAGGTAGTACAAAAAAACTATTAAAATGGCTAGATATGCCAGAAAATAAATGTTTCAAAACTGTTGAAGCGAGACTGTCCTAATGGCAATTTCAACAAAAGCCGAATTGAACACTGCAGTAGCAAACTGGCTAAATAGATCAGATCTGACTGCCAGAATACCAGAATTTACTTCTCTTGCAGAGGCATCTTTCAACCGAAATCTCAGAACGAGAGAGATGTTAGTTCGGAGCACTGCTTCAACAACAGGTCAATATGTTAGTCTCCCAACTGACTACTTAGAGATGTTGAACATCGAACTGACTTCAACTTCTCCACCAAAACGACTAATCTACATAACTTCAGATAGATCTGATGATTACCGGGAACGACAAAACAACGAAACAGGGACTCCTGATTATTACACAATTGAGGGTACTTCTATCCAGTTGCTCCCAACTCCAAGTGCATCAGTAACTGTCCAATTAAATTACTATCAAGACATTCCTGCACTTTCAGGTCTGGCAGATTCTGGTAACAACTGGTTGTTATTAGCCCATCCCGATATTTATCTTTATGGCACTTTAATGCAGGCCTCACCCTATATCATGGATAGTCAGTCTGCACAAATTTGGGATGGTTTACTATCAAGATCAATGCAGGAATTACAGATGTCAGATGAAAAAAGTAGATACTCTGGTGGTACTTTAAATATGAGACCAAAATATGTTTACACATGAGTGAGACATGGAACCAGGAACCAATTGGTCCCAGACTTTATGGTTCTGCAATATATGGTGACTTTTATTATGGTTCTATTGAGTGGACCGATGGAATAACAACTTCTGCAACCTGGACAAACTTAACTGATACATCCTCAACCTGGACTAATTTAACACCAACTACAGCAACCTGGTCTGAACAGACTATAGGTTCAACAACATGGACTGAGCAATAAAATGGCAAATACATTTACAACTAATTTTGACTTTATTAAAAGTGAGGTTGGTGGCGATAATCAATCCTGGGGAAATAATCTTCATTCTACACTGGAATTGGCTGACTTAGCACTGTCTAAAACTATTGAAGATCAACTAATATCTGGTATAACAAATTCTGCAATTAACATAACTGCTGGTAGTGGGACCGGAATTATTTCAACTACTGACAATCTCAAATATTTTGAATCAGTTGTAATTGGTGATAAAGTTCGGATTTCAACTACCAATACTGATGCTGCTAATGCTGTAAATGGGAGTCCTACAATCCCAAAAATATATACAGTTAGTGCAAAAACAAGTGCAAATTCCATTACAGTTAGTTACCAATTAGTTACTGATACAAGCTCTACAGTTACAATTGCAAAAGTTCTGGAACCAGTTCATATCAATTCTGGGCCAATTGTTTGTGCTCCACTTCAGAATTTAAGTGATAAAACTAGAGCAGCAGATGGTGGAACTGCAGTCCCAGGATCAGATACAACCGATGCACTAAAAGCAAATGGGAATGTAACACTTGGAGCATCTGATGCCAATACAGTTACAGTCACTTCTAAAATTGCATCTGATTTAATCCCAAGTACAAATGACAGGGATTTAGGGGCATCTGGTAGCAGTGCATGGAAAGATCTCCACATCAGTGGGACAGCTACATTAGGAACTGTTGCTATTTCTGCAGGAACTGTTGTAGGAATTACAGTTACAACTACTGGAGGATCTGGAAGTCCCGGACCAGGTAGTGTAGAGAAGGTTGTTAATCTTGCCGTAACAGGTCAGTCAGGAAGTTTTACAAACTTTAATATGGGATCGAATGGGCAGGGAGCAAAAACTGTTTCATCATCTGCCCCCTCTGCTACAGCAGGGTACGATAATGGTGATATCTGGTATGAGATTCCGTAATGCCAAATCGATTGTATATATTAGATGGTGGTGATGCTACTCCTTTAGTTAAAATACCCCATATTTTTGCAGATGGAGCGTGGGAAAAGACCTTTAAGGTCCATATTTTAAATGCTGGAGTATGGAAGGAGTCTCACAAAACCCTGTATTCCAATTACAGTATTGGAACCGGAGGTCAGGCTGAAACACAATCAGATGGCTCATGGACTGTACCTGCAAAAACAAGATATATAAGAGTTAAAATATGGGGAAATGGTGCTTCAGGAGGTGGTGGGACATCAACAGAAAAATATTATGAAACTGGTCAGACCCAGTATCCTCTTGCCCCAGCGTATCAGACATATGCTTCTGGTGGTGGTGGTGGAAATGGCGCATATGCAGAAGTAGTATTAGAAACAAAACCTGGTGTTACATTTTCATGGACAGGCTTTAGCAGTACACCATATTTAACTGGAGGTACTGGCTCCGAAAATATGAGTAGTTTTTATGGAGGTACAGACACTCCTGCCACTGGCTTGCGACATATTGCACCACATACTTATACAGGATGGAGTGTATACGAAACCCATGCAGGTGCCACAAATAATTCTAAGGGTGCATGGCACGCAGGACATGGATACGATGCACCTAATATAGTATTTACTGGAGATTCCCCCACTTCTGGTGATCCTTATATCTTAACTGCAGGAGGAGGGTATAAAGGATATGGAGCAGTTGTATGGATAACAGCAGGGAACAAAACTGGGGGTTACCTGGTAACTGGTCTCCACACTTATACGTTTAGTGTGAGTTCCGGATATTCTTTTGCAAGGGGTGTAAACCATCTAGGTCATCTGTCCAATAGTTATTCCAGTTATACTGGATCAGGAGCATTGGACTTTTGGAATCTCTCTAATTATTCGTATGATGGATATTATCATGGAAGTGCAACTATGTCAGGCAATAGTTCTTCATTTGCCTCCACAACATTAACAAGTGGTGGTGGTATGTCAGGTGGATCAGGAGGTGGAGTTACACTTGAATCTGATGGAGCAGGATCAAATGAACGCAATGGAAAAAATGGAAGTGCTGGTACAAAAGGTAAAATCACAATAGATACATATCAATAATGGCTAATCCAACAACAAACTTAAATATCACATTACCAGAACCAGGAGTAGAGTCAAGTCGGGGAACTTGGGGCACAACAATTAATGATGCAATCCAGTCACTTGATACAGGTATTGCAGATAGGGGTGTTCCAGCAGGTGGCACTGATGATCAAATCCTGACCAAGAATGGAACTGATG